CTGCGTAGGCCGTGCGGATAAGTTGTAATGAAAGAGAAAAAACAGGACAGCACAGACCCATTTATCGACCTCTCCGAGGCTCTCGATTTTTGGCTTAATAACCGCCTACTGGCGGTACACACTGCCGTACCTGGCACTATTCAAAACTACGACCCTAAAAATAGGAGCTGCGACGTACAGCCGACAGTAAACCTCCCTTTCCCTGGCGGTAAATTTTTGGAGCCCCCAGTAATACAGAGCGTACCCGTGTGCATTCCTGGGAGCGCCCAGTATATGCTCGACTTTGAGATACCAGACGGGACTACGTGCGAGGTCCATTTCTCGGAGGCCGGTATAGGCCAATGGCTTAAAGGCGCGAAGCAACCAGACGCAGACAGCCCGACCAGGTTTAAATTAACCGACGCCATGGTTATACCTGGACTCTGGCAGTACGGAAAGGTACCGAAGATCGTTAACGGCGTGCAGCAGAAAGGCGACAACGTAGAGCACAAAGCGAAGGGCGACCACAAAACAACCTCTAAAACCCACACGATAGCAGCCTCCGGAGCCGTTAAAGTCGACGGCAGCGAGATAGTACTTAACGGCGGCTCTAATGGAGTGGCACGTATAAACGACCTCGTACTCAGCACCGCGGCAGACGACCCGGTGTTCTGGGAGTGGATAGCCGAGGCCGGTAGTGTTTTGGCAGGGCTCGGAGTTGTCGCTCCTGTGCCGACCACATTAACCGGAAAAATAGACACCGGCAGCGTAACCGTAAAAGCTGGGGACTAAATGGCTATTCTAAAAACATTGTACACAGATTTTAAAAACAACGACCTCACGACGGAAAATTTCGGGATACGTCTAACGAAGACAAAGCGGGAGTACGTAGAGGTCGCAGTAAAAGCAAAGCTCGAGCTATGGCTCGGAGAGTGGTACCGCGACCGCGGTATCGGGGTCCCCTACCTTACCGAAGTGCTTAACGGGGACCCAGATTTTAATATAATAGAAACGGTACTTAAAGCCGAAGCGCTTAAAGTTGCGTATGTACAGGAGGTAATCGGATACGAGTACACCTATAACAACGCGACGGCCGAGTACGCCGCGACTCTCACTCTCTTAATAGAAGGAGAGACCGAGGGCAACGGCTCGCAGACGACCGAGGTATCTGTATCCCCTGGAGGACTGTAAATGGGAAAGTATGTAACCGAAACCGGTTTTAACAAACGGACGTACCAGGACCTCGTCGAATACTACACCACTATTTTTAAAAGTGTTTTCGGCGACGACGTGAACCTGGACCCGGAGCAGGCTACAGGCGCGCTCCTGGACTATCTGGCATCTACCGACGCGGAAGTGTGGGACGTCGCCCAGGACACCTGGACAGCGAACGACGTACGCAACGCGGTAGGCGTTTCCCTGGACAACAATATCGGCGCGCTCATAAATGTATTACGTGAGGACGCCACGAAAGCACAAGTACGTAACGTCGTGTGTTTTGGTGACCAGGGAACGATCGTTCCCACGGGTACTCGAGTACGTAACAGTACCACGCTAGACGCCGACCGCGTTACGTTCGAGACCGACGCCGACGTCACTATCGACGCCGCCGCGGCTCGCGAGGTGTGGTACGAGGTGGATTTACAGTCCGGGCTCGCTCAGTACCTTATAACTATGGACGCCCAGGTCTACTCCATTACCGGGGATTTTCCGAACGAGGAACAACCTATCGACGCGCTCGCGGCGGCGGTTAACGCTGCAGTACCTCAACTTTTTAATGCAGAGAAAATTTTTAACGACGACGGAGAGCCGCGTCTCCGCGTGTGGTACGACCAGACCATACCAGAGAGTCAGCCCATACCGACTTTCGCTATAGGCGCTACACAAAACATGAATGTCGACCAGTTCGGCTCCCCTGTGGACGTTACAGCCCTCCTCGAGGGGTTCGTCGCGGTGGGTATCGGTTTTATCTCAGAGATAGCGACTGGTGTAACCGGCTTCAAAAGCGTGTACAATACCGACAGTAAAACGCTCGGTACCGGTACCGGTGTGGAGCTTGACCCAGCATACCGTAAACGTCTCCAGCTCAGTATCACAGGTACAGGCCTGGCGACAGAGGACGCTATACGGAGAGTGGTACTAAACGACGTACAAGCTGTTAGCGCCTGCGTAGTACGATCAAACCGGACTATGACGGCTTTCGCAGCCGGCGCACCGTTTAACGGTCAGGCGCCTAAGAGCTTTCAGACCTACGTCGACGGTGTGGGTGTTTTATCCGGACCGCCGACAGAGGTACAGCAGGCACTCGCAGAGGCCATTTTTAAAGCTGCTCCGGCTGGTATCGAGATTTTCGGTACCGAAGGTCCTATCGAAGTAGAAGACGACGACGGAGAAAAGCAAAACGTGTATTACAGCATAGTACAGGGTGTGGCTATTGAGGTCAACGTGTACCGGGATAAATATGAAGAGTTCAACCCCTACCCTACAAACGGGGACCAGCTAATAAAAGACGCGCTCGTCGCTTATGCCCGCGATAACTGGGTACTCGATAAAGATGTTATCACCAGCCGGCTAATACCACCTATTTACCTGGCGGTACAAGGTGTCGGCGAGGTACAAATCGAGGCCAGGATTAAGGGAAGCGGAGACCCTTTCAGCTCTGATACTATACCTATAGACAGTACAAGCGTCGCGACTCTGGACGAGACCGACATAACTGTGGCGGATATACCATAATGGCCGCCGGAACGTTACCCGCACTCCAGGAAGGTTTTAGCCTACTGGACTGGTACGCGCCTAAACTCCTGGCGCGTTTTGGTCGTGCGGAAAAGCTCCAGGAGTTAATGGACGGTATCGGGGCCTCGAGAGACGAGATACTTACGGCATTTAAAGAGATTTCAGAAGGTTTTCAGATATTGAAAGCCGAAGGTGTGCAGCTCGATATTATAGGGTATAAATTCGGTCTGTTACGGGAGGGGGAGTCGGATAACACTTTCCGCGCCCGTATAATATCTTTTGGGGGTTTAAAGCTCTCCGGAACGACTAATCAGATTATATTTATGCTTAAAGTAATGGGTTACGGTACCGTAGGGGCAAAGCTCGGCGATATCAAATTACACCCGTTATGGGACGGCCTGGGCTCTACGGCAGAGCCTGCAGCGTACGCAGTGGTACTGCGCGACCCAGCCGGTATAGGCGACCCGACACAGGCAGAGCTCGAGGCTATCTCAGTCGCCGGCGTCGGAGCTTACCAGGGCTGGTGGCTGCTCCTCGAGGGGGAGACAGACCAATACATTTTATTAGAGGGCGCGAACTCGTCCATAACAGAGGGTACGCCGATACTCGTATACTAAAGGATATATTATGGCAGAAGGAAAACCAATAAGCGGACTCCCGCAAGATAACAGACCGGCCGAGACCGCCGTACTACCTATAGCCGGGTTCCCGTTCGGTGCAGGGAGTAACCGGAAAGTGCCTCTCTACAACATAAACACAAAATATATAACGATCACGACCGACAATTTTATAGTAGACCTTAATTTCTACGGTGGTGACGTGGTTATAATCTGTAAGACCCTCGGCGCTAATATGACGGTGATTTTCAATAACTACCTAATGAACGGCCGTACCATAACAGTAGTTAACTACGACGTGACCGGAACCGTAACGACTACGGGTACCCTCGTCGGACCGGTACTGGCGAACGGCGAAGAGTTTACCGCAATCCTCCACAGTAACAGCCTATGGCATTTTTACCAGGGGCTCGACCTCTCGAACGTGGTTTTCAAAGACGGAACGAACGCGCCTTTTACAGGCAATATCGGAGTAGTGTCTAACGAGCCGGATTTTCAGACCAACATGTTAACGACCTCGGACTGGTTCCAGATCGGTAAAGGCGGTTTTCTTACTGGAGGCAATACAACGACCTCCACAAAACTTATGCAAAACCAGTACACGACCCCGACCGGCCCTGTACGTATAGACGCCACGAAAAACGCGAGCTCTATATCCATGAACGAAAACGACGGTATATTCGCGGCGGTCTGGGAAATCTCGGATAACGTGGCGCTGGAGCCGACTAACTTTTTTCTCGTATTCGACGATAAGTCGGAAATCGGCGGACCTCTCGCGATTAACTCGGAGATAGGCTACGGCCTGGACGCAGACTGGCTCGACACAGACGCCGCTCTGTTCCAGAACCGTATCGGACGTTATGCGACGTTACAGACGGGTAAAGGTATACTGTACGACGTATGGGGCTCAGGCTTCCGTACTAAAAGTATTCTCGGTTCTCAGATAGACGAAGATTTTAACGCGCTCCCCTCATCGAACTCTATATCGTGGGCGGTAACCGAGTCTAACGGTCTTATAGTCGGTATCGGTAGTGAAGGTACGGCAGCGACCGGACATATAGCGCGCCACAACCCGGCCGACGACACTACGACACAGATAGATATATCGACCTGGTCGGACGACTTCCCGAACAGTGCGTTAACTCTCGCGGACGACAGCGCTATACTTATGGTCGACAGTTCGACCTCACTTAACCAGGGTTTCGCTATATGGAGAAGCACGGACGACGGCTCGACCTGGACAAAAGTACACACGGGCGCAGGGGCTCAAGCTGCCGGCGGTATAACTCAGCACGACGACGGGCGTGTGGTGGTTACCCGTTACAGCTCTACAGGCCTGGCATACCCCCTCTATTCAGACGACGGCGGTCTGTCCTGGACACTATCGAGTAACGGCGTAGAAGCGTCCCCGGCGACCTCTGGCTCTATTACAGTGGGAGAGATACACAACGTATTTATGAAACACCCCGACGGGACATATATGTTTGCTGGTAAGGGGACAGCTACAGACCAGTACCCTAAATTCCATACGGCCCCGACTATCGGGGGTACCTGGACTTTCATAGAGTACATAAACGGTAATACTATCGGGGGTCAGTGGAGCGACTGCGCTTTCAATGATGGTGCGACCATATACGTAGGACTCGGAGAGGTCGGCGCGAACGAGTACGCCCGTATTATGCGCTCGACCGATAAAGGCGTTACCTGGTCTATGGTGTACGAGGAAGGACCGCACACGGCCTCCTCGGTTCTAAAAATTCTCGGAACCCCAGACGGTGTCGTGTACGCCACCATACGAGGTGGTACGGCGTACCAGACTCGAGTAATACGCTCAGTGGATAACGGGGTTACCTGGGAAATCGCGGCGGATTCGGCGACGTTAACTAATGATATGACGTACAGCGACAAGTATAAAACTATATATCTTATCCGTAACAACTCCGCAGACGGTAAAGGTTTTATCGTAGAGGAGCTCGCACTCCAGCGCGATATCGGAACAGGTCCGAACAGTACCGACGTACCTGTACGCACCAGAATGTACAACGGCTCTATGGAGGTGACGGTCGCGAAAGAGGACGCAGGCTCCGGGGACGTTGTTAACTGGGGAGACCCAGAGCTCGAGGTTATACGTAACCAGATAAAGTTACTCCAGGACATAGCAGGGTACCTCGAGGATAGCGAAGCGGAGAACGGAGCTATATACCGCGAGAAGTGGACCGGCCGCTTAATGGAAAAAGACCAGCAGGGTTTCTCCCGTGCAATGGTCGAGCCTAACGTATTTATATCCGCCGGCGCATTCGTGCCGCAGCCCTCAAACGTGGGGCAATTCGTGACCGTAGGGATAGCCAATGGTATAACCGGATGGTATGACGGCTTACAATTCTTTTCTACCGGTACCGACTATTGGCACTACACGTTACAGCCTCCGAAAGGGTGGTCCGGTAAGTACCGAGCTCGAGCGTCTTTCGTTTTAGCCGGGAACAACAACACCGGGAACGTACGCATAAGTATTGGAGTGAGGGAGCTACCGTCCGGTGTAACCTTGCAAACTCCGTTTTTTCCTGTAGACGCAGAGGTAAACGTAAACGCCTCCGGGGCGTCGTACTGGACGACACCGTGGTCCGACGTTGCGGACGTGGCTACCTATTCACAAATTGACCAGGACGATATCGAGGTCCGTATAGACCGGGACAATACCGTCGGTGGTAACCTCTCCGGAGAGCTCCAGCTCGTCGGAATCGAGATCGATTTCGTATAGGGGGCGAGAGTGGCTAGAATAGTAACAGTTAGACGTAATGACCGTACCTTTGCTTTCGGGTCGAGGTACGGCGTCAAAATAACAATAGACACCACAGGGTTATCGTCTACCGTTTTCGACGTTCCGTATATGATAAATGACGACTTCGATAGTGCACTTTTTAACGCGCTCACGGACCCCGCCAGCGCTACCCCATGCAGAAGTGACGGCGGAGATTTAAGGCTCTTACTCAACCCGAGAGACGAAAGTACGCGGGTAGGTCTCGAAATAGAGAATTTTGTACAGTCGGCGACGGCAGGGAACCGCCGTTTACAATTGTGGTGTGAGGTCGGAGAGCTGCCGGTGGGCGGCTCCGTAGATATTTACCTGGTATGGGGTAACTCTTCCAACACTCAGCCGGCCAGAGATGCGCAGTACGGTAGCGACCAGGTGTGGAACCAACTACCCGGCGGTATAAAGTGGGATTTCGCCTGCCATACGCAGGGAACAACCACTATGAACGACTCGAGCTCGGAAAACAATACTATAATAAAACCAGATTACACGAACCACGGGCCGTACGAGAGTACCACCGACATACCTTTCAAATCTGGGCACGCCCAACTATTCACGAGCGCCACTCAAAGTGTACTCGAGGTGCCAGGTCTGGCGAATGATTTTAGCGGCGACCTGTGCGTTATGTTTTGGCTCAGAAAACCCGCGAGCAATGCGGCAACCGGTTTCGAGAGAATAGTATCGAATAAAAACGGTTTCTCAGACTCGGCCGGTTTCGAGGTTACGTGTGTACCTAATGAGCCGTTCCAGCTACAGATACAAGGTCAGGGGAGTAACTCTTCTGTGGTGTTCTTGACACAGAGCGTATGGGACGGTAACTGGCACCATTACGCGGTACAGATAAACAACTCCGGCGACGCGTGGATTATACAGGACGGGGTTTTACACCCTGCGGCGTCTAACGTAGGAGTGATACAGGCAACAGGTAACCAGGTCGTAATCGGCAACGACTCAGACCGTAACGAGTCCGGACTCGTCGGTCGTTTGTCTGAGTTCAGAATGATAGACGAGAACCTCTCCGAGGACCTCGTCGACGTGATGTACAACAACATGAACAACCCAGGGGGGCTGGCGACAGTAACTTTTCTATAACCATTAAAAGGAGACACAATGGGAGTTATCAAAGATAAAATAAGTACTCAAGAAGCAGACGCAGCGGTCGACGCAGTGGCGCTCGATTTCAAAAACACTAAGGAGCGCATGTACCGCACCCTCGAGGCTGCGAAAGGTTTTCCTAAAGAGATACTTAACCTCAAAAACCGCGCGGCGGCTGCGGGAGCAGACGAGGAAGACCAGGCACATATCGACACTCTGTACGACACGATACGCGGCGGGGTTATGATTCTTCTCGACGAGCTACCACCACTCGAAGGCGAGGGCGAGAACACAGGCGATTCTATGATGAGCGCAGCTACAAATATGGGTCAGTAAACTATGACAGTTTTAACATACTCAGAGGTGGACGTTAAGTACCGCCTCGAGGACGACTTCGTCTCTCAGACACCTATTAAGGGTTACGATATCGACACAGAGTTCGTACGCTTAACCCCGGACGGTGTACTCAAGGGGCGGCGAGGTTTTGGTTACAATGGTGCTAGCGGACCTACTTACGATAGTGAGTACACAATGGTTCCCACAGCCGAGCACGATATGTTATATTTACTTATGAATATGGGATTATTGCCTCAAAGTTTGCGTAAGCAAATCGACGTATTTTTCCGAAAACGTCTGATACAGTGCGGTAACCACTACATACGCAAAGCGAATGCGAAAGGGTGGTTTAAGCATTTCAGACGAGGCGCCGGCTATGCTGGAGTTAAAGCTCGAGCCTGGTACTGGTACCGCGGTGTGCGTACACGTTTCGGAAAAGCTGCGGCAGCGGTGAAGCCCAAAGAAATAATAAAACTAGTGTACCCCTAGCCAGAAGGGGTACGCGCTTTTTCTGAGAGTGTAAAATATGACTGTAATCGATTTTTTGTTAAAAAATCTCGGTACTATAATACTGGGAATTAGCTTTGTATTCTCGCTGTACCATAACGTTAAAAACAACAAAGCAAAGTCAGACAACAACGAGAGCAGGCTTAACAGCCTGGAGGCCAATAACGCGGCCTTTATCGCGGTCATGGATAAAATGATCGAGGTACTAAAAACGAAGGACGCCGACTGCGACCGTATAGACGCCTCTATCCGTAGAGCTCATGTACACGCGGACGACGTAGAGAAGAAAACCTCGGATTCTATAAAAAGCGTGGAGAAGCAGACCTCCGAAGCTATTAAAAGTATCGTCGAGGACATAAAAGAGATAAGAGAGAAATATGTGTCGCACCCGTTTTGTGAAACAGCGCGGCGCAACTACACCCGGAGAGATAATGCCTAAATTTGGTCATAATTCCCGACAAGTCTATAAGACGTTACACCCTAAACTACAGCTACTCGTCGACCTGGTCGTCGAGTATGTCGACATATCACTCGTAGAGGGCCTCCGTAGCCAGGAGACACAAAACAATTATTACAACACTGGGGCCAGCGAGCTAATGTGGCCGGACAGTAAACACAACAAAACCGAGGACCCAGCGCTTAAAGCGGTGGCCTTTGATATTTCAGACGCGGTCGATATCGTGCCTTTCCCAACGAAATACACCAGTAAGGAACAGATGTTAGTCGTAGCAGGTTACGTCCTGGCTTTCGCTAAACTTCTGCGTATAGACATACGCTGGGGCGGTGACTGGAACAGAGACGGGATACTCAACAACCAGCGGGAGGACTTTTTCGATTGCTGGCACTTTGAGGTATTGCACTAGGGAGAGCCCAGGGCGCCCTCTCTCCAATCTGTGGCCCTGGTTTCCTCCTCTCCCCACAAAGAAAGGCCGGTTAAAACCCGGACTTTTTCAGTATGATGTAATGTAATATGAAAGCGGCGGCCCCTGCCAGTAGGAGCCAGCCGCCGTATAGCGCAGACCAGACGCGGGCTCTGAGAGACAGCCTCGCGACAATGGCCCGGCGCACACTAAACCGGTTTTTTCTGTCCGGCCGGAGCACGAACCCTCCCCACTTCTCGGTTAATAAAATCCGTTTCCGGCTTATTCGCTGCGTGGTCTTCGTTGAATTTAAGGGTGTCCTCTGTAAAAACTTGGTGCTCTTTCTGGCCTGCGACAGACACCTCGTACAGCCAGAGGCCGTCCTCGTTCTGTTTCGCTTTGAGCCCTGTTATTACTCCCTGGCTTCCGGTACCGCACACGATAACGCGGTCGGCTCTTTTGAAGAGTGCAAGACTCCGCACAGGGTACTCGTACACAAATCTAGGCGGCACTATAGCCAGGCCGAGCTCGGCTTCCACAAAGCCGCGAGGCTTTAAAATACGAGTCGGTGGCGTACCTTCTTTTTCTGTTTCGTCCAGGACGAAAACACACGTTTCTCTACCGAATTTATGCCACATAGCCGATAGAACATTTACAGGGTAGGTCCCTTTCATGAACTCGATATAAGACGACTCGCGATCGAAATGTACGGCGAAGTCGTTTTTTATCTCCGCTATTTTAAGCATTTTTTCGGTCGGTATTAAATTTCTCATTATGCTATTTCCTCCATAGCTTACGTGTTTTATCAACGCTATACGACTGTTTCTCCAGCTCTGCCCGAACGCTGCGAAACGTGACATAACAACATTGAAAGGTGTAGCGGGCGTACTTTCTCATGTGTACGCCGCTTTTATCTTTGACCAACGGGCATTTATCCTCCAGGCCCAGGGAGTCGACCAGATTATCGAGAACGTCCGAGTAATTTATATTACTGCGGACCATGAGCTCCTCGTTACTTCGGTCGTACTGGAGTCCGACGTCTGCGTCCTCCTCCCCTGGTATACCTATTAAATATTTCTCCCGCACTGTTAACGCTCCACGAGCTCGAACTCCGCAGACGAGTGTACGCGTATGGCTTCCTTACCGGTCTGGTTGCCGTCGTCGTCTACGATAGGGACGGAAAGTATAAAATGTGTTACGCTGCCCTCGTGTTCCTGGCGGTCCATGAGTTTAGCGTCTTTTAACACTTTTCCGTCTTTGGTGGTTACGTTATAGTTTTTCCCCAGTCGGGGGGTATCTTTGACCATAGGTCCTCCTAGTTTAAAAGGTAGAGCACTTCCGCCGCTATGCCTGCGATTATAGCGAGGGCTGTAAAAACTCTCCTTTTGGTTATGTGTTTACGGAGTAGGCTTTCTCTCTCCTCCTCCTCCTGGGTGACGTTTTTATTTTCCCACATAGATAAAGCCCGACGGGTTGCGGTGTCTATATCATACGCGGAGGCTTTCGAGTACGTGCCGCACTGGCACTGTATCTCGATCGTACTTACCTCGGAAGTCCCCGCCCGTCTGGGCGAGGAAATTATAGGGTTTCTTCCGCACGCTTTACAGCGCCGCAAATGGTGTTTACTGGTCTGCACCCTGGCCTTTAGGAGTGTCGACGCTGCGACGCTCTGCGCGGTTCCCGTTCTCACGTCTCGCGAGCTCCTCGGCAGTCATACCGGTAATGTCCTCGTTTATCACGTTTCCGGAAGCGATAATCGCCTCGATTTCTGCCAGGCGCGAGCTACGTTTTTTGTAGTCTGCTTTCATGCGCTCGATAGTCTCGGCGATATCTTTCTCGAGTGCCTCGTCCGTACAGGCTGCTTTAAACTTCGCCATTTCAGAGGTGAAAGCCTCGTCGACGTAGAAGTCTTTAAGCGACTGTATACCCTCGGCCATATCTGATTTTTTACAGATGTAACCGACCATAGGCGCGAACGCGTTGTTAGACACGATAAGTATCTTATCCATTTGCTCTGGTCCGAACTCCTGGTCGTGGAAAAACATTGCTTTCTCGATAATCGGTACTGTGAAATGGTCCTCGGTAATAATGAGGCTTTTACGCTTGTTCGGTATGTAACCGGTTAATCGTACCATTTCGATAGGTTCGCCCAGTGTTTTCTCTACCTCTTCGGCTGGCGCCATATCTGGTACGTCTACGATTTTCTCTTCTTGATTCTCAGACATTACGCAGCCTCCACAGAAATACGTACTTTAACTTTATGACCTTTTAGGGTCGTTTCCATTGAGGAAAGAGACGATTTAGTCTTACTCCCTTTGAAGCGCTCCTCGGAACGTTTAACAAAGTCGAGCACCTGGTCGGCGAGGGGATGCTCTGAAAGCGGGTGTACGACCTGTTCTGGCTCTTTCGAGTCCTCCTGGGTCTCCTGGCTTTTGGCCTCTTCCTCGGCTTCCTTCGCTTTCGCCTCTTCCTCGGCTTCCTTCGCTCGAGCTGCTCGCTCTGCTTCGGTCCCCTCGAGGTCGTCTTTCACTTCTGGCGCTGCGGCTTTTGGTTCTGATTTTTTAGCCGACTTTTTAGTCGCTTTTTTGGTAGACTTTTTCGTCTCTGGTTTTTTCTTTGCCATTGGTATACCTTTTATGTGGTTACGGGGCGGCGTGCCCCTGGTGAGTTATAGGTTACAAATTACTAGATCGGTACAGTCCGGGTCGTCACAGTCCACGAGCTCGTCGGCGTCATTGTCCAGGTCGTCGGTACATAGTTGCTCGGTGTTCTCTGTAGCTCCTTTTTCGTATAGCGCCCTCTCGAGCTCGTCTATGTACCTCTCGAGTGAGTCCAGGCCCTCCGCGGCTTTCTCTATACCGAAACTCTGTACAGATTTTTTCTCGACGTAGAGAGTGTCTATACGCTCTATAAGCTGCTCTATGAATATGGTGTCGCGATCGCGTAGTACGATGGTGTCGAGCTTCTCGATTATTACCGAGTCGATAATAACTTCCACTGTGTTCCCGCGGACCTCTGCGGGGACCACAGCTTCCGGAGCGGTGTACGTTTGTGGTTCGTCGACTGGCTGCTCGATTTCCGGCCCGACTGGTGACTCTCTGGCGCAGCTTAGTAGTAAAAGTATTGTTAAGATAATTAGTTTTCTCATAGTTTTAACCTCTGTTAATTGTGATCGTTTTGTCTACCCCTCTGCGCGGTCCTCGGCGTTCGCCTCGAGCCACTCTTCGTACGTCTCCCCGTCTGGGAAGTGCTGCTCGTACAGTTTTTTAAAGACGTCTCGCGACCCCTTTTTATTTTTCTTATAGATGCGGTGCAGTTTGTTAAGCGGTACCGCTTGTTTCAATTTGCTACAATAGAAGCCGAACTCGAGTATATCGAGCGCCCCTACTTTTAATTTACCTGGTATATTCAAGTGCTTACCTCCTATATCCCTAATTTAACCTATAGTATTTTGCGGTGTCAACTTCTTTCATACTTTTTGAGAACTTTTAGGCAACTTTTTTGCGGGCGTCTCTCCGGACGGCCTGTAAAAGCTCTCTTTGTGTTGCATCTTTACGGGCGAGAGTCTGCCGGACTCGAGTGTCCGCGCGGCCCTTCGCTATGAGGTAATAGATATACACGTCCCGGAGCTGCCCTGGGCGGTGTAGCCGTTTGTTTAACTGGTGGTTGAGGTCCAGGGACCAGTTAAGCCCGAGCCACACCAGGGTACGCCCTGGGCCTTTCTGGAGGTTGAGCCCATGCCCCGCGCTATCTGGGTGCGCGAACATTAGCGGGATTTTTCCAGCGTTCCAGGCTTTCACAGCGTCGCGCCGGTCTCGTATGTCCACTCCGTGCGGGTACCGCTCTTTGAGCCTCTGGAGCTCATGCCCGAAGTTATAACCGACCAGGACCGGCTCTCCTTTGTGGGTCTCGAGTATCTTGTCCAGGCGTTTAAATTTTTCGTCGTGAATTTCCGCCCAGGTCTTCTCCTCCGCTTCTCCATAGTAAACGGCGCCGCCGCACACCTGGAGCAGTTTACCGGCAAGTACTCCGGAGTTTTGCGCGAAGACTTCCTCGTCTTTCTCCTCGAGCTGTATAGCGAAATCGCGCTCGAACTCGTCGTACATTTTGGCCGCCTCCGGAGGGAGTGTGATTTCTTCCTCGATAGAGTGGCACGGGGTTAACTCCTCCTCGCACTCGATAGCGATACAGATATCGCCGATAGCTTTGTGTATGGCCTCCTCTGCCCCAGGGCGTAGGTAAAAACTGAATCCACTATCGCTGGGCGTAAAGTACTTACGTTTGTACGCGGAGTACGTACGGCCCAGACGTTTACCCATATCGATAGTATGGATAAGCGGCCAGAGGTCGAGGAGCTCCTTACTCGAGGGCGTACCCGTTAAGTGTACGAGGCGCTTTATCTGCGGCCTTATGGCTAAAAGCGCCCCGTACCGGGTGTACCTGGCTGGCAATGGCTTAAAATGTCGGCAGGCGTTCGCGCACGACTTCGACGAGTCGCGCACTTGTTTAAAATCTGTACAGCGTACCAGGCACGCGTCGGAGTATTTCTCCGGAACGTACGCGCCGCACTCTCCGGCTTTCTGGCAATGCCCGGACCGCTCGGTCTCGAACAGTGGGCACTCTTTGGAATCTTCACAAATAGTTTTCGACGCCTTGTTCTTTATCTTCGAGGTCTTGAACCCTTTAGTGTCGTCGAATATAACCATATCATACGGCCAGGTACGGCCGGCTTTCGTTACGAGCCAGACGAAATTCTCTTGGTTAATTACGTGGATTTTCTCGCGCCCCTTCGCAGCTTTGCGGCGTTGCTTCGGGTTGCCCTCTATGAATTTAAACGATATGTGCGTGGTGTGTTCCCACTCCTTTATCTCGTCCGGCCAGGTATCGCGCGCAACACGTAGCGGCGCAACGACCAGGACTTTTTTAATTTCTCCGGAGTCCAGGAGGTCACGGGCAGAGGTTAGAGACGTTACCGTCTTACCAAAGCCCAGGTCGCAGAAAACAGCACAGTACGGCGTCGACTTGATAAAATCGACTGTGTCGAGCTGTGAGAGCCTTAAAAGGTCGGGGGAGAGTAGGTCCTGGGTCATTTGTAGAAAGTCCCCAGGTTTTGCTCGAACGTGAATTTATCCCCGAATCGGGGGCCGGCCTCTTCTGCCATATTGTTCATCTCGATAATGAACTCTTTAGCCTTGTATATGTGGTCTATACACCTGGTCGGTATTCCAGACTCGACGAGCTCCTCTGCGACTTTGCGCTGGAGAGCGGAGGCTTTCTTCCCTGGGGCTTTGAACTCTATAGAGAACGCCACGCCGTTTTTAAAAAAGAGGTGGTCGTGTAATCCTCGGTTACCTGGGGAGGTCCATTTGTAACACTTCCAGCCCAGACGGCGGGCGAACTCTACAGATTTACTCTCTACTACTTCCTCGAGCATCAATCCTCCGATAACATATTCAGGATAGCCGACGCTATACCCTCGTAGGGTTCTACTTTGTGCGCCGCGTCCATACCGCCAGGTATAGCAGGCTCGAACGTTGTAGTAACTTTCCACACCCCGCCGCTCGCGGTGGTGTTCTCTATTTTCAAACGGACGGCTTTATCTTTGTTTTCGTTTTCTACCGTTATATGTACGACGAAGTCTTCCACATTAGCTCCCTTTTTTACTGCTTTCGATATTGTTTTGGTACACGTAGCCTCTCTCGTGACTCTTTACTGGTTTTAAATCACTCTTACGGAGTCTCGGCCCGCTATAACGCAGCGAGGGGAGGGAGTGGTCTACCCCCGAGTGTAGGTCCCAGCCGGTTATACGTATGGTTATCATGTGGTCGGTTATAATGTCGCCGTGTTTGAAAGGGTTGTTTTCCTCTGCGTACTTCCGGGCTATGTCGTTGACTTTTTCGACATACTCGTCTCTCGCGTTTCGTCTGGCTTCTGCGTATTCTTCCGGTGACATATTACCTCCTGGGTGCCGGTATTAAAATTAAGAGTTCTATATCTTTGTTGTCTGTGTCGAGTATCACATTTATGTACCCCTCGTCGATAAAAAATTTAGCCGTATCGAATAGCTTATTATTTTTTATCGGTATCCGGAGAGCGCACAGAGCGTTAACCGCTAAGTACATTATATGGTCGTCGTTTATTGCTCGCTCCAGGTCTGTAGTAGCGTCCCACACGAACGGCGGGAGCATATCCTCGAGGCCCGGAGGGAGGCCGAAATCGGGTATTTCCGGAAACATATTAGTCCTTTTTGTACCGCGGGGCCTCGTATCCGGCTGCACCTATTGGCAGACCTGGAGCCCAGCTAGGGGTTACACTCATTATTTTATTAACTTCCTCGATACTGCCCTGGCCTTTCTTTGCCTGGGTAACGAGCTCGTCGTGTACAGATAGGCGGATACGGTATCCTTTCTCCTCGAGCTTGAACATAGCCGGCACCATAGCGCAGCGGCTCGCTCCCTGGGTTATGTTCTCCACTAAACACCCTCCGTACGTTACCTGGTGCGTGTACTTTTTGGTTTTGGAATCCACGCCAAAAAACCCGACCTGTTCTTTATATTTACCCTCGACGAGGTGCGGCTTATGGTACGCGATAACTCTGCCGCTCGGCAGTTTGCAGTATAGGAACTCTCCGACAGCGTCGTAATATTCCGTTACGTACCAGCCTTTACACTTTTTGCCCTGGTTACCTTCGCACTTACATTTACCTTTACAAACACGTTTCGCTTTATGCTTAACTCTCGAGGGCTTGCCAACTACTTTAAATTTAATACCGCGAATATCCTGTACGGTTCCTGGCTCCTCGAGGGCTTTTATCGCCGTCGCCTCTACGTTGTACCAATAAGATACTACTTTTGGGTTACCTAGTCTCCATTTATCTATTAATACTTTTGCCTGTTTGTCAGGAATTACAACTCCCATAGTTACCGCGAATTGCTGGAACGCTCCGACCGACCCCTGGTAACCGCAGGCGAGCTCGATAACCTTTCCGACTTTACGCTGTGCCGGCGTAACGTCCTCATATTTTACGCCGAACGCTGCCGCCGCATTAACTTTATAGATATCGAGACCTTTACGGTATGCCTCGAGCTTTTTAAAATCACCCGCTAACCAGGCGAGCATACGCGACTCAATCTGGGAGAAATCCGACACTATGAGGCGGTGCCCTGGGTCCGCTACGATCATACCGCGCAGGCACGACGAGAGGGCCTCCAGTACGTCCCCGTAAAGCATTTCGATAAGCTCTGGGTCTTCGTGGTGGAAAAGCTCGATACACGCGTCTGTATCGTCGAAACTCGGCCGCGGGAGGTTCTGTGGCTGGAATAAGCTACCCGACCAGCGACCAGTCGACGCACCGTGGTACCGTAACAGGCCATACGCGCACGCCGTGATTTTATCCACGATCAAAAGCAGCTTATCGTATTTAGCCAGGGAGGTTTTAGCGTACTCGAGGCGCAGCTTTAACACCGTGCGCGCGAGCTCTGGCGTCTCCGGATTATCGGCAACAGTTTTCAAGTACTCGGCCTGGGCGTTCCGGAGAGTGATACCGTGTACATCTTTCATGTACTGTGTAATCTGTTTCGGGCTTTTGATATTGTCGAGCATTCCGTCGGTGAGCTCTTTTAAGCGCTCGAGTATCCCCGCCTGGACCTCGTCCCGTATTGTTATGGCGTGGTGAACTTTTGGTACGTCGAAACGTACGCCGCGCAAATTAATTGTACGGTCAAGCTCCCACACCTTACGCTCTGATTTCGAGAGAGGGCGGAGTTTTCTTTTAATCGCACGCTGGGCGACAACGTCCTGTATACAGTAGCTCTGGAAGTCGAGGAACTTCTCGGGGTGGTCTCCAGGTAACCGGCGCTTTTTAACACCCTTCGAGGTGTACGGCTGGGAAAACCACTGTATTAATTTTTTACCGGCTGGGTCTTTCAGCTTTTCAACGTCTAGCCCGATCACTTCCCCGCACTCGTCGAGAGGTCGAGGGAGTGCCAGGGCTGCCGCGTCTGCCGCGATATCGTACCAATACTGTACGCCTGGCATATACCAGTTAAGTACATTCAGCCATATACAGTACTCGAAAAAATCGTTAAAGGCGTTTATCTGAAAGTCGAGAGGGTCGCCGCACTCTACGTGTCGGCGTATGTCGTCGAGCCAGTCGGGGAGGGGTTCACCTGGTAACCATATAACCGGTACGTCGTCGTCGAATGCCCAGGCGAGCATTAAAACTCTAGTACTCTGGTGCCTGGAGTACGCCCAGGGTCCCACAGCGTCCGGGCCTGTAAGTTTAGCCTCGGAGTAGGTCTCGAAATCGATATGTAATTCTCGCATTATATAAACTCCTGGTAAGGCCCGTGTGGGCTGTAAAAATTATTTGAACAGAGTGTAAAGTTTTTAAGTATTTCGTCGCTCTCGCGCTTTCTCTGGGCTATTTTCTCCGGGCTGTAGTAGTCGCCCCACTGGTCCTCGAAGTAGTCGCGGAGCCACTGGCAGTCGTCCAGAGTGGCGCGTCTTTTGAACTGCCTGTAAAAAGCGCCTTTCGCCAGGTTAGCGTAACTTTTACCGAAGTGCTCCCCGATATCTCCGGAGCTGCGCTCGAGTATCTCTCTATAGTTCGGGTTTTTGTATGACATTACTCGACCTCGAAAAGTCCTAAATCGTAACCGTCGGTTATTCCGCTCTCGTAATCGTACGAAAAATTACACGCCCGCAATTTATATTTTTTACCGTCCTGTACTGTGTCGATGTTCTGTATAGGCCAGTCGCTACCGACCTCCTCGAGGGCCTCGTCAAGCCAGCCGCATTTCTCGCACCCTGGGCAGCTATCACGCTTTAAAAGCGAGAGCCTGGTACGGGCGCCGAGTAAGTGGGTATTTGCCCAGGAGCTTACCTGGGCGCGGTATATACGTCCTTTGCAGGGCTCCTCCGCTTTGGGCTTGTCTTCTAGAAATCTGGCCGGTATACTAGTTATGAGCATTTTCTCCGAGCCTCCCACATTCGCCGCATATTTTCCTTACGAGTAACCCACTCCGGGTTATACGCTGCGGCGTTGCTGCGGTCCCGGTCTTTGTGTTCCACTTCGTTTTTAAGCCTGGTACGTCCGGACACAAACAGCTCTCCTATAATCCGGTGTACTTTCTTTTTGACGGTCTTACTGTTCTGGCTGAAATATACAACCAGGTAGCCGTCTTCGTCCCTGGCTCTTTTTAAGGGTACCAGCTCCCCTTTAACGGTCGTTAGTATAAGCCCGCCCTCGTACGCCCAGTACCGGCCGCCGTACCCTGGTATCTCTTTTATCGGTGGTTCCATTAAAATACGTCTTCCGGACCCAGGCCGAGGTCTTCGTAGTAGTCGTGTTGCTCGTACATAGCGCTGGTGTCGTGTATGTCGAGATACTCCCAGTACATAGCTTTCGCCTCTTCGTCTATCCGGAAGCCGGCGACGTTCGCGAGGGCCCACTCTATATACTTTACGTCCTCGGAGATAACGGCACGTATCGACGCGCCTTTCCATTTGCCAAAACGGATTTTATCGTTAAGGCCGAGCTCTGGGTATCCGTCTTCGATATCCATTACCCCTCCAGCATATCGTCGAGCAGACCCATATACCCGCACGCGTCGCGGCGGTTGTCTCTGCCAGGTTTAAAGCTATCGCGTACTAGTTTGGTAGCTATCATAAATTTAGCGACGATAGGGGCTGTTAACCGGCCGTGTCGTAGGTCTATGATTTCGTCATTCGTGAGAATGTCGACAGTTACTCTCCCGATCTTCTCGAACTGCTCTTTAGCCGGTCCGTACGACTGCGCGCGGTCTCCGTAAATAAGGTTATTCGCTTCGGCGAGTATAGAGAGTCCTATCTCTTTAATGCTGCCGTCTATGCCCTCGGAGGCCCCCTTTAATACGTCGGCCTCGGCTCTGTTCACGTACGCCAGTATCGTGTCGGCTGCGCTGCGTTGCGCTGCGTTCCGTATAGTTATGTCGTTATGACGTATGTACTGCTCGAGTCTGTAAATTTCGTCGATTTCCCCGTCCATTAAGGGGTGGCTATCGTCCGTCGAGTCTATGAGCGATTCAGCCTCAAGTACACGCTCTAGCGGGGTTCCGCCTTTAAATCTGGTTTTCTTACCTCTAATGTCCATAGTTCCTCCTAGTATTCGATGCTTAATCGAGGCCCCCGGTAAAGTGTTTAACCCGAGAGCCTCTGTTAAGCCCCGTTGTGGGCGAGGCTATTGTGGTTAGTCTAGGAAGTCGGTGTCCTCCTCTGTAGCTGTTTCCTCTGCGAAACCGTCGTCGAGATCGTCCAGAGACTCGAAGCCATCGGCCGCTGTTTCCTCTGATACGTACGCGCCGTCGAAGCTCTCGTCGTCTCCAGCGAATTGTACAGCGAGTACAGTAGCGTTAATACGTTTCCCGTACTGGTTGTCCTGGCCCCAGAAATCGAGCTTAACGTTAACGCGGCACCCGCTATAAATTGGGTCGTCGTCTTCGGTAGCTTTCGTCCCGTTCTTGTGTAGTACCAGGATTTTGTTACGGCTGGTCGCTTTAACCATTTTGTGACCGTCTGGGAACTCGTCGCGATCACCTGGGCGCAGACATACGCGCTCTGGTTTCTTTTTCACTACTGCCGCGATCTTCGGCTTATCCTTCATAACGTCAGCGATAGCGCCTTTAATTTCGGCGATATGCGCGGCGTGTGCTGGGTCTTCTGGGTCTAACAGTATTGTGATACTGCGCGAAAATACGTCCCCGTTACCCTTGTCGTCCTCGTGCCATAGTTGAGGAAAGCTACAACGTACGTTTTTAATGATATAGTGACCGTCTTTAGTTTTTGCCATGGTGTTTACTCCTTAGTTTGTAGATTAATGGCGGTTAGTTGAGAAAGTTGAGGTCGTCCTCGATATCCTCTAGGTTTTGTACTTCTGCGATACTCTCGCGTTTATCCGAAGATTTAGCCAGGGTCGGATTACCTGGGACCAGAACGACAGCGGCTTCCTCGAGGGTTGCATAACGCTTTTTATGGTCTTTTGGTTTCTTCTCTTTCAGTACTTCCTCTGCCTGGTTAGGAGAGATTACACTCGTAAGCTCGTAGTCTGCTTTCAATAATCCGGCAGAGCGTAGAGCCTTTATAGCGGTGGCCTCGTCTTTCCACTGGCGCCGGGCTTGACCGTCCACAGGTTTAAGCCCTGGGAACTCTTCGCCGGCGATCGCTCGAGGGAGTATGTAGTCTTTCAACTTCTCGCCCCAGGCTTTGAAAATCGGCCAGTGCTCCAGGTAGATTTTAGCGAGCTCCTCGTTAGAGAGCCCGGCGTATGAGCGGAGGTTACCTTTTACCTCGGGTTTTGTCTTCGTGGCTTTTTTAGGTTTTACGACCTCCACTTCCGCCAGGTTCTCGATAGTCTCGTCCTCGAAACCGTCAAGAGCGATACGGTAACCCATTTCCGCCGAAGCTCTACAGCGTGGGCGAGCTTTGCACCATTGGCACGTCTTTTTACCTGGGCAGAAATCCGCCTCGGTGAGGTATGATAGTGTCGAGAACTCGTCGCCGTCTTCTGCCTTCGTATTTTTCTTATACTTCTGGAGAAGCTCCCAGGCACGAGCGGCGCGGTGTGCGACCTCTTCGTCTGCCCAGTTAAGCAAGTCGTCGACCCATATCTCGTACTCGGAGATATTATCGCGGCGGGGCTGTATAATGGTTACGACGATACGTTCGATAGGTTTAGAGAACATAAAGTCGAGAGACTCGAGAGCTCCGAGGGCGTAGTGCATACCTTGCTTATTCTCAAAAGCGGATACCACAATCCCTTTACCGTACTTAAAGTCGTTTACGTGGAGGGTATTAACTGGACGTACATTACCCTCGCGGTCTGGCATGGTTTCCTCGACCTCGACTATAGCGTCGGCGGTACCGAAACCCTGGGGGACCCAACGGGAGTAATCTACGCGCTCCTCGATAAAGAGCATACCGCCGAGGGATAGAACGTAGTTAACATAAATCTCTACGTTACGTACCATTTCCTCGTCGCACTCTATCTCGCGCTCGTAGTAGGTCCCCTCCTCTTTGCTGCCGTTCTCTACCTTTACCATATACCCGAGGAACTGCTCCGGGCGTACGTTCTTGTGGCGACCTCGGAGGCACTGCTCGCCGACCCAGTGGGCAGCGGAGCCCTCGTCTGTGCTATCGCGTGGCTGTTCTGGTTCGGCGTATGCCTCCTCCATTGCTGCCGACGCTGCACAGTTGTACCATTTATCGGCGCTCGAGGCGCCGAGAGTTGCGTGTACTGCCATTAGTCTACCTCGACACCGAACTCGATTAACTGAGCTCTAGCGACGCGGTACACCTCTGCGTAGTCGCCCTCTGTGAGCTCGGTCATTTTCTTAACACCCTGGTCCTCAACAATACCGCGGGCGATTTCTTTACCCTGGTCGTTGTGGTTAATGATTTTTACCAGGAGTTCGCGCACTTGCTCATAGGTAACATTTTCTTTCTGGCTCTCTTCCACTCCCTCCGCACCAGCTACACTCGTCTTGGTCTCCTCCGCGGTCGACGACGTCTCGTCCTGTTCCTCGGCAGACTGTACAGACTTTCCCGGCTGGAGTATTTGGTCGAGGCGCTTCTCGATAAAAGTGTACTGCTTTTCTGTGAGCTGCGACACCTTACTTACCCCGAACTCCTCGAGGAGGTCTTTAGCAGCTTCGGTACCCATACCGTTACGTACGAGCTTTACTCGAGTACGGATACGGTCCAGGCGTTCGCTTTTAACTTCCTCGTCTGCGTCGATAGGGTCCTCGACTTCGTGTACACGTTTTTTCGCTTCTGGTTTTTTGGGTGCAGGTTTTTTGGTAGCGGTCTTTTTAGCCGCGAGGTTCTTGTTTTTTGGCTCGCTGGCTTTTGGCTCCGGAGTCGCGCCAGCGTCCGCGAGTACTTCCTCGTTAAGTTTTGCGAGCTCGTCGGTTACGTTTATTTCTGGCTCTGGTCCGTGCGTTGCCTGTGCTGAGAGCATATCCGATATAGTCATGGTGAGCGCTTTAATTGCTTCGGTGTTTTCCTGTAATCTCTGTTCTAAACTCATAGTTATTTACCTCCGAACATTTTGTCTAGTGCCATTTTGAGTGGGTGCGAGTCGTCGCAGTCACAGTCGAGAGTAACCACACCGTTCTCGAAATCAACAGAATAGCATTTATCCGCGAGCTCTGGGTGCATGGTCTCGATAATGTCGTGTACTTTCAGTTTACCCATTTTGATACGGCGCTCCGCCATTGACTTTTCACGTTTATGCTCTTTAACCGCTTCGTTAATTTTACGGAGCTCTGGTACGATAGACTCGTCGAGAGCGAATTTTTCGGCTTTGTTGTTTTCTTGTGACATAACTTATTTTTCCTTTTTGTTGTTAATGATGTTTGAATAGTATTTAGATTGCCATTTCGCGTCGTATAGAGCGTTGTGTACTGTACCCTCGGTAAGTGGTTTCTCTATCCCTTGGCGTAGGTTTTTAAGGGTCCGGAAGCACATAACGTTACTGTATTTCCACGGTATCTGGAGGCCGACTGCGTCGTATGCGTTTTTAAGGAGGGCCACGTCGAAGTCGGCACCATTCCCCCAGATACGGGTACCGTTTTTAAAGAACATTGAGAACTCGGTAAGGGCGTCCTTTAGGCTGTGCGTAGCGTCGCATATACTCGAGCGTGCGGCGTTGTTCTGGCGGAGCCACCACTCGAGTGTACCTCCGTCGATTTTAAGCCCGGCGTCTATACACGACTGAAAATCTATAACGACGTTGAACTGGTCGTCCTCGTTTTCGGACGGGCCTTTCTTGTCGAAGTATACCGCGCCTATTTGGCAGATAAGCGCCTGGCTATTGGTACCCATGGTCTCGAGGTCGAGCATTAAATTTTTATACATTGTCGATACCTACTACCTTTCTACACTCGTCGATGTATTTCGAGATAATGTCCGCCTCGCCTATTGTGATAGGCTCGCGGCTGTGCAATTGGAGCGCCTCTAGGATAAAACCTGTAAGGTCCTGGCGTGCGGCCTCTACTACTTTGGAGTACACGTCGGCGTATACTTTTCCGTCTGTGGGGTTTACTGCCTCTCCTGGGACTCTAACCGATACAGCCTCGAAGATATTGTCGTCTGTTCCTGTACGTAGAATAGTCGATACGTTCGGACCGTCTGCGAGAACCTGGAGGCAGCGGCTCGCGGCTGCGAGGTCTGCTCTCGCTACCTCCTGGTATTCTGGGTCTGCTATTGTGTCGGGGTCGACGTCTTTGTGTATCGCGTTGAAGGTCACTTGAAAAATTTCTTTTAGCGAATCGTCGGAGAGGTGTACCTCTGCGTCGATTAGTGCGGACCGTGCCGCTTCTGAAAAAACGTAGGGTTTTTGGTTAGACATATTGGCTCCTTTGTAGATGTTAGATTTTAGATGTTTTGCCTTGTATGATCTTAAAGCTAAATCAATGAGAATTGCCCGTCAATAGATTTTTTATAAAAAAGTGAAAAAATATAAAAAATATAATTTTTATCACTTTTATCTGATTTATTACTATTTTCCCTACGGTAAAGTATCACAATTTAACAGAGGAGTACGTATGCCTAGATTATTCGGCGATATATCCGAGGAGCAAAACGAAAAGTTTAAGTTTCTAAAAGGTCTCAACGGTAGCAAAACCAACGGAGAGGCCCTGGGTAAGATTATCGACAAGGCGGCAGAGAAAGCCAATTACGACAAAATTAAAGCGGAGGCGTAGGACGTGGATATCAATAGCCGAAAAAATCTCGACCCCGAATACGAGTTCAATATCACACCCGCGCTCTCTAACCTAGAAATAAACCTGGTGTACATTGCCGCAGAGCGTAACCGTGACATAATAGTGCGTAACCTACGCTCGCGGAACGTTATGTCGTGCGCCGTCATACGGCACCGTAAAGAGGGTAACCCGTCTTTCTTCCTTATAAACCCGGCAGACGTCCGGCAGTATTCCGGAAAGTGTAAAGCATATACGCCGCACCAGCTCGCCGACGCTATAAAGAGGTACCGCCATGGCGAAAGGTAGGATAAACTTTAAACGCACGTACGGACCTGGTCTCCTCGAGGCCGGCTACGCTATCGTACCTATCAAGCGCGGAGAGAAACACCCAGGTACGCGGAACTGGCAGTCGATCGAAGCCGACGAGAAACAGCTCGCGAGCTGGATACGCTCGAGCTATTACGACGGGCTGGGGTGCCTGGGCAGAGTAACGCCTGGTATCGATATCGACGTATTCGATAAAGAGATAGTCGACAAGCTCGTCACCTGGTGCCGAGAAAACATAGGCGTAACCCCCGTACGGGTCGGAAATGCGCCGCGAGTACTTTTACCCTGTGCAGCTCCTCCAGGAGGCCTGGGCCCCGATAATTCCCCGAAATACGAGGACTTTATGGGGAACATTAACCAGGTGGAAATCAAGGCAACGGGCCAGCAGTGGGTCGCCTACGGTGTACACCCTGGTACCGGTAACCGCTACGCCTGGGAGGGTGGAGAGCTTACGGACCTGGACGCGGATTTCTTACCGGTCCTCACTGGTGAAAAAATCGAGGCGCTCTTTAAGTACTTCGAGAGTATTGTACCCGACGACTGGGAGCTCAAAGGTAAGGGGCGCACCCGACAACGTACCGGCGGCCTGGACGCCCTGGGTAATGTTGTGGGTGTTGACCCCTTCGAGAATTACACCCCGCCGATTAATATATCGACCGACGACCTCCGCCGTATGCTGGCGGCGATTGATCCGGACGGGACTATCAACGGTTACGGCTGGCGCTCCGTTGGTATGGCGCTGTACCACCAATTCGAGGGCAGCGACGAGGGTAAAGAGCTCTTTATCGAGTGGAGCCAGGAATCCGTCGACTATGATTTAAACGAGATCGACGCGCGCTGGCCGTCCTGGGGAGCTGGTACGTATGGCGGGAAACCGTTAACAGCGGCGACTATCATATCGATGTACAACGCGATCACAGACGAGCGAGGGGAAGAGGACCCGACACTCAGAAAACGCCCTGTAAAGCTCTCTGAGTGGGTTAAACGTTTCGCCCTGGTTGAGCTCAAGGACGGCACAGAGGTACACGACTGCGGCGTCCCTATGCACAGAGCAAAGCGTCGTACACTCCGCGCATTCAAAGAGCATAACGCGGCGTACATATACACCTATCAAGACGAGAACGGCGATATAAAATCCGAGTCAATGGTCGAAGCCTGGAAAGCCTCACACGACACCCGGCACTATTCCGGATTTCTGTACAACCCTGGCGCCGGGCGGTTCTGCACTAACCCCGCAGCCTATGACGACGACGCGCAGTACATAAACTCGTTTTTCTTCCCGCCGCACGTTGACGACGGTATGGAGGACGAGTCGCGCCTCGAGGTGTTCTTCGACTTCCTTAAACATTTGTTTCCGGAGGACGCGGAGCGCGAGTGGTTCATTATGTGGCTGGCGCGTCTGATACAGCACCCCTCGGTACGCTCGTTCGTGACACCTGTTAACGTTACCTCAGTTACCGGTACCGGACGGGGCCTACTGTTCGAGGTACTCCAGCAGCTTGTCGGCGGCCATAATACCCACGATGTATCTAAGGACGATATGGAGGGGCGTTTTAACGGCTTTCTCGACAAGTGTATACTCGCAGTGGTCCAGGAGATCAAAGCGGCCACAGGAGAGCACAAGTACCAGGCGTGGGAGCGTATGAAATCCTTACTCGCCGATACAACAGCTAATATACAGATGAAAGGACAGGACAGTTACACCGCACCGGTGTACGCTAATTTCCTCATGTTCTCGAATAATATCGACGCGCTACCTATCGACGACGTGAACGAGCGGCGTATATATGCCATGAAAGGAGCGGCGGAGCCGATAACTACGGCCGAGATAGACAGGCTCAACACCTGGAGGAGTAACGACGCGAATATCGCGGCGCTGTTCCACTATCTTAAAGACCTGAAAGTCGACCCCTCTGCGTTCAAGCGTGCGCCGGTGTCAGCCACTAAAATACAGATGGTTGCGGCGTCTATGGGAGAGGAGGGCGATACGCTCATGGTATGGCTCGCAGAGGAGGCGCCGAAGGTGTTTACTTACGAGTTCGCTATACGGTCGATAGTCTCTTTCTGTGGAGGTGACGACGAGGACTTCGGTACGTTCTCGATGGATATACGGACGTTCGGTCGTAAGCTGAGAGATAGGGGGTATCACGCAAAACAGATACGTACAGAGGACGGCAGACGCCCGAGAGTGTACTATAATCCTAATTTTGTGAAAGACGACCCGCAAATACTCAGACAACACTTACATGAGTGATAGTGGCGTACAGAGTGGCCGCGACGGTGACGACAGCCTGGGTATTAATTACCTGGGCTTTCTTTTTGTCTTGTTAGAGCACCTTGTCACAGGCAAAAAGGCCTAACGAGACAGTTTTAAAGACAGCGTAAAACGTTTAAAATCATATAGTTACGAGTATAGTGTCATAGTGTCTTGTTAGATTCTCCTAATATATAACGTGAGAGGCAATTTTGTTGTTTAAGAAAGATATTTCAAACAAAAAAAACAGGTTTATATATAGGGTATAGGGGCGTTTCTTCGAGACACGACTATGTCAGATTCGTAACTCTTTGAATTATAAGGATTTAAGTCGACTTTCAGACTTCAAAAAACGGCGATTTTCCGCAGACACCGTGTGACAGCCTGGAGGATTTATATTTTTTATAAAAATTATCAACAAAGTGTTGGTAAAATGTTTACATTTTTTGGAGTATAGGAGCCAATATGCAAAAAATCAAAGAAGGTAAAAAGCGTAAACCCGCCGAGCAAAAGCTAAAAGCTATGCGGAAAGCCGCAGAGGCCAAAAAGAAAAAGGCCAAAACGCCCGAAAATAAGCAATTACCCATTTTATCGAAAGCGGATATGGTCGAGCTGGTACCAGAGTACAAGAGTCTCGGCCTCTCGCTATCTGAATTAAAATTTTCAGCCTATTACATATTTCACGACGGGAACGCCACAGAGGCGTACCAGTCCGTACATAACAGAGTGACGCGACAGACTGCAGGGCGCAAGGGTTCGGCTATGCTCAAGCGCCCCAACGTCCAGGACGCGATAGAACTGTGGCGCCGGGAGTGGTTCGAGGATATCCGCCAGCAGTGCAGAGACAAGGCCGTCAAGATGTTAGCGACACAGGCTTTTTACGACCCGGCGGACATTATTAACGCGTCTGGTAACTTCCGCATGAAGCCGAACCCGAAGTACGACAAGGACGCAGAGCCGGGCAGTATGGAGAGTTACGAGTTTATACCCTCCGAGCTTTCAGACATACCCCCGGAGCTCCGGAGGTGCATATCCGGTATAGAACGGAAAGGGGTTAAGGGCCTGGGCGTAATAACTACGGTTAAGCTCAAGGACCAAAACGCTTGTTTACGTCAACTTAACGAGTATATGGGTCTCTTCGAGAAAAAGACCGACGACCAGCCGAACATAACAGACGATACAGCGCGGCAGCTTCGCGACGTATTCGCGGAGGACGATTAATGGTGGATACAGGACTTAAAATAATGGTTACGGCCTACGCCGTAGTAGGCTCCGCAGTGATAATGTACGCGCTCTACAAAATACTCGATAAGAAAAAGGACGACTAATGGACACCTTAATGTTAATCGGACTAACCATAATCATAATGTTAGCAGGCTTCGCCGGCCTGGTGCGCTCAGTGGCAAAGAGCCAGGCGCTACACTGGCCGGAGGAGGGAGAGGTCGACGACAAGATTACCGCCGACGACTTCCAGGACGGAGAGCTCGAGGGCTGGGAAATAGACGAGGACCCGGACGAAGTATACGACAATCGGCCGAGCTCTCTATGGGGACACCGCCAGGCGTATATCGAGCAGCTCCAGGAGTTCCGGAACAAAGAGTCGAAAGGTGTGCGGGTAGCGGACGCCGGAGACGCTGCGAGCTACATAGCGCAGGCAGAATTTAGAGCCCAGGTACCGGGCACCGCAAAGAGAGCGGATATCAAAGGCAGGGTACGGCGTAGCGGTTTTATGCGGGTTACCGAGTGCGGTTTCTGTAAAAAGCCTCTGGCGGAGTGCGTATGCCAGCCCAGACAACCTATAGAGATAGGGCCTAGACTATGAGAGACCCGGATAAAGCAGAACAGGACAGCAACCTCTCGGAGCTGAAAAGAATTAAGCGCATGATAAAGGAGTCTGAAAAGCAGAACCTAAAGAGAAAGCGCCCAGGAAAGAAAAAGAAACGTATACCCCCTAACCTCGCCACACTCAGAGCGAGCGGAGCCGTAAGGGGGTAATATGGATAACAGCCGTATAATGAAAAAGCTAGAGGAGCGCGAGCTCCCTGTAGTCGAGGCCTTTAACTCTATGAGTGTAAGCCGTGCAGAGCGGAGGAAACAGGAACGCGCCGAGAAGCGTAACGCTAAACGCATAAAGCGAGAAGCGCGTAAACGCCTCGAGTACGTACCGATAGATGTATGGGGAGAGCGTAACGGGTTACTGGCGGACATTAAATGTCATTTAGAGAACTCGAGCGACCCCGCCCGCCATATACTACAGTCGGTACGCCAGTGGGCGCAGTCAGAAGGACTGGAGGACTAGTGGCTCTAGGTTTTTATTTCACGAAAAAACACTTACGTCGAATACGTAAAGAGCCGCATTTAATAGGGCACCTTATCGGTTTTAAGGACCTCCGCCCTATCCATAGCAAATGGATAAAGGAGGCCTGGGTCGAAGGTGTAAAAAGCGTAAAGGACCACCCGGCTATGCAGTGTCACCGAGGAAGTTACAAGACTTCCGCTATTACGGTCGTCGGGGCGATATGGTGGCTCCTATTTCACCCTAACGACCGTATAGGTCTCATTCGGGAGACCTGGAAAGTCGCTACCTCTACGCTATTGACGATTAAGCGCGGGCTCAAAACCCCCGCTATCGTCGCCCTTTTTGCATTCGCTCACGGTATGCAGCCGAAAGCAGTAACAGACCGTGCGGACCACGTATCGTATAATTTCAAAGCCAGAGCAACAAACGAAGGGAATATCGACGCGTACGGTATCGACACGGTCCCGACCGGTACCCACTACGACATAATACTGTGCGACGACGTAATCTCGATAAAGGACCGGTACTCCCCGGCGAAGCGCGAGAAGACTATAAACAACCTTCGCGAGATCATAACTAACATTATCGACCCAGGGAAACCCGTATCAATGGTGGGTACTCCCTGGCACAAGGACGACGCCTGGTCGGAGCTCGAGAAAATGGGTATTATCATTAAAAAGTACTCAGTCGAGAAAGTGGGCATACTTTCGGAAGAGGACCTCCTCGAGAAGCTCAAGACGACGACCCGTTCCCTTTGGATGGCTAACTATTACCTCGAGCATACGTCGGACGAGGACCTCCTATTCCAGGACCCAATATTCGACACCTGGGAGAAAGGCTCCTCTCGAGTGGTGGCGCATATCGACGCCGCGTACAGTGGGGAGGATACTATCGCCTTTACCCTGGCGGCCCGCAGGCCGTCCGACGGTAAAATACAGGTACGGGGCTGGACTTTTACAGGGCATATTAAGCAGAAACTCTCCTTTATTAAAACAATGTGCCGGAAGTACGGCGCTAAAAAAGTATATTGTGAGAATAACAACGACCAAATGGAGTACTTACCAGAGAAACTACGGGAGAAAGACGGAGGTATCCGAGGTCTGAATGTGGAGTCGTACAGCGAGTCCATGAAAAAGCACCAGAAGATAGTCTCCTATATCTCGGAATATTGGAACGACATAGTATTCACGGACGATACAGACGACGTATACCTCTCCCAGGTATGCGACTATGTAGAGGGCGAGGAACCCGACGACGCGCCCGACTCTCTAGCGTCTATACTCCGTGCAGCTTTCTTCTCTACCGCGAAAAGCAGAGAGTACGACATTATTAACCAACGATAAAGGCGCGATTATGGGTGATAAACTAACCGCAAAGCAACAACGATTTTACGAGATACAGGACGCCTGGGGTAACGTTATGGCCGGCCTCGACAAGTACGCCGACAAAACGAAATACTCAGAGATAGCGTACAAAAACCTACTTACCGACCGCGTACTTACGAACGCCTGGTACGGCGAAGGAATGAGCCGGAAGATTATTACCGTAGTCGCCGACGATATGACCCGCGCCGGTTTCACTATTTCCGGAGACGAGGAAAACGTTATCCTCGACGAGCTCAGAGACTTAAATCTGTACGCCTTACTCAACGAGGCTATGTACTGGGCCAGGCTGTACGCCGGGTCTATCATTGTCGCGGACTTCGAGGGCGACAGCTCGGACCTCGAGGAGCCCCTCCCAGATAACCCAGGCAAAGTCGTAAAGCTGAGACTATACGACCGCACCCAGGTACGTATCGAGACCCAGTACCTATACGGAGACGAGAGCCCGAACGCAGGGGAGCCGGAAAAATTTGTAATTACTCCAGTACTCGGCGGCGTATCGGGTGAGGGCATGAACAGCGCCCAGTTTACAGTACACGAGAGCCGCTGCGCCTGGTTCAAAGGTGAGCCATTACCCAAAAACGCCACGGCGTCAAATGACATAAACCGGTATTTCTGGGGGAGCTCTGCGCTCCAGGCCATTATAGACGACGTCGCCGCCCTGGGGACCACTAACCAGTCACTCGCTAACGTGATGCTCGAAATGGTTATAGGAAAGCTCAAGCTCGGGAACCTGGGCGAGATACTCGCCGAGAACAACTCGAAAGCCCTGTACGACCGTATGGAGGTTATCAACGTACAAAAGTCCGTTATCAACATGCTTTTACTCGGATCGGACGAGGAGTTCAGCCGCGACCAGGTATCGTTAACGAACGTACCGGAAGTGGTGGACCGTATGTATATCCGAGTGTCTGCCTCGTCTAATATCCCTATGACGAAGCTCACAGGCCAGCAACAGAGCGGGCTATCGAATAACGATAACGCCAGCTTACAGAATTATTACACGGATATCGAGGCGAAACAGCGCAGAGACATGTATCACCCCTTAACGCGTATAGTGTCGTGGGTCAATAGTGACGTTAAAATACTGCCGGCCGATAAACCTATCGTGATTGAATTTAACCCAGTGTGGGAGCCTCCAGCGTCCGAAAAAGTGAAATTAATGTCCGATTGGATGAACGCTATGGAGAAAGCTATAACCCTGGGCATTGTGACAGCGGAAGAGGTGCGACAAAGTACTTTCGGCTCTGGCCGTACGGTGTTCAACATTACACTTATGGACGAGGCGGACCTCCCGGAGGCCCCAGTAAATAGCAATAAGCAGCAGCCTAACGGAGAACAGGACGGCGAATAATGGCGAGTATAACCCGCAGAGAGACCCGAGCGCTTTTTAAGCAGTTTGTTAAGCAGAAGCGCGCAGAGATGAGCCCGGCGGCCAGGGAGCGAAATAAAAAGCTACGGACGCCTAATACCTGGTTATACCCTATACGGGTAGAAAGGGAATACTCTGTATACATTAAGCGGATTATGGAGAGTTTCTCCCGCATAGCTATGCCAGTTATACGGGAGAATCTACAGCGCTGGCTCGAGGAAACGGACATTTTCGACGGTCTCGACTTTATGGACGGGGCGCTCTGTGAGTGGGCGCACTCCACACCAGACGACAAGGGATCGGAGGAGCTGCACCAGGAGTTTATCGACGCAGTCGACGACGACTTTATGGTAATGGACGAGTACGAGGACGAATTTAACGAGCTCCTCGATAGGCTCCGCGAGCAACAGGAGACCATTTTCGTAGAGAATGAGGAAGAGGTACGGGCCGATATCTTCGGGTATGGAGGGGCCGTAAACCGCATAAACGCGGAGCAGTGGTCTAGAATCACGACGTTAGCCATAGGTACGGCTTTCGACGTGGATACCGGCTGGGTGCAGCAGACTTTACGCTCATGGACCGACTTAAATTTCACTCTGATTAAATCACTCACAGACGAGTATATCAAAAAGACTAATACGATAGTGGCCGAGGGAGTGCAGCAGGGAGCCAGATACACGGACATTATGGCGGAGCTCCGGAAAATGGACTCCAATATGACGGAGTACAGGGCCGAGCTCATATCCCGTGACCAGATCGGAAAGCTAAACGGCACCCTCACAGAGGGCCGCATGGTGGACGCCGGCGTCGATAATTATTCCTGGCTTACTGCCCTGGACGAGAGAGTCCGGGAATCACACCGCAGAATGGCGGGCTCCATAAACAAGTGGAACGACCGGTCCGTATATACCCCTCGAGGTGAGACAGAATTTAGGAAAAGGCCCTCCGATATGCAGGGGAAAATACCTGGGTCGGATATCCAATGTAGGTGTACAGCTCTGCCAGCGTTCGACGACATAGTGGCAGAAGCCGACGAACTTATAGCAGCCGAGGAGGCAGCTAACCCAGGCATAGCACCGGGGAGAGGAACCAGAAGGGGGTTAAGTGCGGTAACAGCGCGGGCCAGTACGCGAAAGGCCGCCGCCCCAAAAACAGAAAAGAAAAAAGAGGACCCGAGAGACAAACCGCCGAAAGAGGCGAATTTCAAAAACAACAAAGAGGCCTCGGCAGCGATAAAAGAGCTAACAGGAGCCGCGGCCGTAAGTTTTGGGACTGCCCCTGTAGAGTTCGCGAACGGTATGTACACAGCGCTGGACCGGGTACCGAAGGACATAAAATTCGAGAGAGTGTCAGGTATAGGTAACTTTACACAGCTTAAAAAGTCTTTCAACACCGGAGGCGGCAGAGCGAACGGGATATACATACGCAGCAATAACGCTTTTACAGGGCAGCTCCAAAACCAGGGTATTTTCTGGAATACCGGCAAAGAGTACGGAAAGACTCTCGAGGCGCAGGCCGATACCTGGAGGAGAGCAAACGAAACCAGCGTCAAACGCAGGGGACACGAGTACATAATGTCGTCGGATAAATTCGCCACGGCGCACCACGAGGTAGGGCACTTCGTGTACTACAATAAGCACGGCGTAGGGAGCGAACGTAATAAAGAGTTACGCGCGTCCTGGGAACGTACAAACCGTAAGTACTGGAGCGGTCCGAATATAGACGATTTCCCAGACACCAGGGAGGGCGTACGGGAGTGGCAGAAAGCGCGGGAAAATTTCGATAAAGGCGAATATGCACGCACAAACGACGAGGAAGCCTGGGCGGAGGCGTGGTCCGCATACGTACAGCCCTCAGAGCGTGGCAAATTACCGAAAGAAATAGTACAATGGATTAAAGAGGAGGTCGACCAGTGACAGGCGCACAGTGCAATACATGTAAACACTACGAGGGCGAGGCACGCTGCCCGTTTTTCGACGGAAACATACCCGCCCGGATAATGTCCGGAGCGGAACCGCACCCCGAGTACAGGCACTACGAAAACGGCAAGAAATGGGACGAGCTTACAGACGAGGAGCGCTTTTAATGAGTGAGACTATAACGCCCCAGGAGCTTAAACTCGCTAAAAAATTAGTCGAGGGCCCCATACCTATAAACCTACTTTTGCACATTCAGGAGAGCGCGTCCAGCCTCGAGCACGGCACTATAGAGCTCGTACTCAATGGCTCCGGAGCACCTATCGACGTGGTCACGAAGCAGAGAAAACGCTTCGAGCGATAAGGTTTTTTCAAAAAATACCCCTCCCGCTCGTATTTTTAACTTATTTTATGGGTACATTAGAATACCCGACGGAAAAACCGAGGGCTTACGTATTGGTGGTAGTTTCCTACCGCCGGGACCGTAAGCCCTTTCTATTTTGGAGAAACTATGGCATTACAGCGATTAAAAGCCGACGGATTGACGGATCTACGCTATACTATCGAAAATACCGGCTCGGGTACCTCCGACTGGTTCCTTATACCTTCTGGTATCGATAAACTCGGCGTCATGGCAGAGCCAACAACCGGGGCGCGTATAGAGGTGACACTCGAAAACGACCTCGATAAACTCGAAAACGACACCGCCGCGAAAATATCGTGGCCCCCTGGTGACGTTGTAGATGTAACAGAGGCCCTCGTACGTAACGCCGTCGCTATCCGCCTGGTAACGACTGGAGCCGGTAAAGCACATTTAAACGGGACGCATTAAAATGGCAGACGTGAGTATCTTCGAGGATGAAAAACAAGACATTTTCGAGAGTATTTTCGAGGTTATCCCACAGCCGCAGCCGCCTACCGACCCTATAACGTTGGACACCACACCTATAACCGTGGACGGCGTAGGCCCAGTATATTTAGTTTAAGGAGAAATTATGGCACAGCCAGGAGAACTACTACAGAACCAGGACGGAGCAGTCAACTATACGACCGTACCGAACGGCGAGACCGGCTACGTACCTACCCAATTGGCCGACGGCTCGAAAGCTATGCAGAGCTCACGGAGTCCAGGCTCCGGCGTCTGGCGTTTCGCCTCTGCGACAACACCGCCACCGCCACCAGGACGTATACAACTTAACCAGGCAGACCAGCCGACGTCGACCGTTTTATACTTATCTACCACGGACGTAGACGGCTCGGACCTCGCTAACTTCCTAGAACAGGTACAAGTCGGAGACGGGCTGTATCTACAGCAACAGGACGACTCTAGCGCGTGGCAGTTTTGGGGAATAGACACAGTCACAAACCAGTCAGGGTACAAAGAGTACGCTATTACACTTTTAGACTCTTCGCCCAGCCCTTCTTTAACAAATAACTCTAAAATTATCGTAAGTATACGACCTGGAGCCGTAGTAACGGAGTCGTTAAGATCAAACGACTCGAACGCACGAAGCGCTACGCCTACGCTGTACGAGCCTATATCCACGGACATAGCGCTAATATACGACAAGACCGCGAAAGAGTTAAAAACCTCCTCACTGGCAGGCATAACGGCAGCGGTACGTGTTTTCGCGTTTATACGCGGCGCGTTGACACAGGCATTTACTACCTCGTCGAGTTACCAGTCTTTACCGCTGTGGAACGTAGACGACGCAGATCACATTTATAGCTCTACCGATAACATATCGATAGGGAACAGCAAAGACATATCGGTGTCTATACCTTTACGGTACCGGCTATTATTTGTCGGCAGTATGACCGCATTCTCGAACGCGGATTTCGATTTCGCTTTCCTGGTCGACGGTGTGGCCTTCCCTCTGCAAAAAGATACGAGCCGCTCTGGAGACGGCGTCGGAAATACAGTGTCGTTTACTATGGAGGGGGTTACGCCATTACTCGCGCCAGGACCGCACACAATCTCTATTGGTGCGAAAAACGCCGGAGACGATATACTCTCGTTATCTGGTTCACTATCAATTGAATTTGCGGGCGAAGATTAATGTATACAGACGTTAAAGATATGGTTTTTATGGACGTGGTATCGTTCGCGGTATCGTCCCAGGGAACAAACGAGAACATTATACCCTTTAAACGTGACGGTAACGGGTACCTACAGGGCCAGGCGATTATCGCGGCCGTAGGTGTGCAGAATTACCGCATGAAAGACGGTAAAACGCTTCGAGTGCTGCGACACCCGGACGATGTTTTCGACTCTGAGAGTATGGCCACCCTCGGTATGCTGCCTCTCGTTATACGGCACCCTAAAAAGAATTTCGACCCGGCCACCCTCCAGGGTAAACAGGTCGGCAGTACAGGCGAGCGCATAATTAACGACGCGTACTACCTATACGCTCCTATCACGGTGACCACTGCGAAAGCGCAGAAGGTTATCGAGTCGGGAGAGATGAAAGAACTATCGGTCGGGTACAAAGCCGGCCTATTAATGGAGAGCGGCACCTGGCAGAACCAGGAGTACGACGCTCGCCAGGTAAATATACGCGGTAACCATTTGGCTATCGTAAAACGTGCTCGCGCTGGAAAGGCGGCGTCGTTTGTTCTGGCGGATGGTTCCGACCAGGAGATTAACGCGGAAGAGTGCGACCTTATGCTTATGGACGATATCGACACCTCGCTATCGTTCGCAGATGAAACAACAGAACCAAACCAACAAACCGGAGGAGTAGTGCTCATGAAGTATCAACTCAAAAACGGTCAAGTAGTGGAAGCCGACCAGGCTTTTATCGATAGCTATACGGCGCTACTCGACCAAAACGTTACCCTCGAGAACGATAAAACAGCTCTCGAGGCCTCGGTATCGGATTATAAAGGAAAGTTGGCAGCAGCGGAAACACAACTCCAGGACAGCGCAGACGCGCAGCCGTCCCACGAGGATGTTATCGCAGCAGCTAACAGCCTTATCGCGGTACGTAAAACAGCAACGGACGCGGGCGTCGACTTCAAAGACGAAGACGACGAGCAGGCTATTAAAGTCGCAGTGATTAAGGCAGTAATGCCAAAAGCGGACTTTAAAGACGACAGCGAGTCCGATGTATCGTCGTTTTTCTCTGCGTCGCTCGAGGTACTCGAATCGCGTAAAGATAAAACGGTTTCAAACCGTAAGAAAATGACCGGCGTACAGTTACAAGACGGTGCGGACGTGTCAACAGACAAAAACAAAAAAGTAACCGCAGCGTCGCTCGAGCAGAGCTTCCACGACGGGTTACACGACGCCTACGCTAACGTAGGAGAGGAGTAACAATGCAATACGGAAATATTGAAAAAGCCGTAGCGGGTCTCCAGTATGGCACAGAAAGCCGCGTTATGTCTCGCATAGCTGCGGAAGACTTGCCACTCGGGTACCCACTATTTCAACTCAAAGGAGAGGACGAGTCTATCGCACTCCTTAACAATGACGAAGCGCTCGTCGACTACTCTGTGGATTTTATCACAGGTAACGTTATCAGCGTCACAGTTACACGCCCAGGACCACTCGGCGCGGCAGTTACCACCGAAGTGTCTACAACTTTCGACACCGACCAGGCTACCACATTGGCGGCTCTCGTTGCTGCGGTAGATGGTATCGACGGTATCGACTGTGCGAGCGAAGCAGCTAACCAGATCACAGTAAGCTCGGACGACGGCGCCGCTATCACTGTGGAGTCTGTAGTAACTGGCGGAGCTTCTCAACCCTCTGTAACAGTTACAGCTCAAAACAGCGGTAACCAGGTTTTCCGCGGTATTTCTAAACTCACTCAAAAAGACCCAGTACCTTACAAATCTGGGGATATGGTTAATATCCTTACAGAGGGCCGTATCTGGGTATACTGTGCGACTGCGTGTCAAGCTGGCGACGCTGTATCGTACAACGCTAACGGCGAGTTCGCGAACGCGGGCACAGCTATTGCGGGTATGCTTTTTGAGTCTAACCTCGACGCAGCGGGCCTCGCGCTTGTTGTTATTAACAACCCATAACCGGAGGTATAGACAATGAAATTTGATCTATCACAATTCAAACAGGTACCGGCGTCGGTAGAGCTTTTCGACTCTGCGGACTTCGCGGAGCACCTCTCTGCGGGTGTTGTTGACGCGCAGTTCAGCGACGACGACCTTACCGCTTTCTGGGAGCGTTCACTCCTTTACATTCTCCAGAACACGTACGATACAAAACAGCAAGAGCTCAGAGCTGCGCGCCTGTTTCCTGTATCTCGTGAAGTTGACCCAGGCGCGGACACTTTCGCGTATCAAGGTTACACCATGTACGGTACTGCGAAAGCTATTGCAGACTACGCGGAGGACTTCCCACGCGCAGACGTATACGGCGAAGAGAAAACCGCTACTATCAAAGGTTTCGGCGTTTCTTATGGCTGGTCTGTACAGGAAATCCGCCGTAACGCTCTCGCAGCTAAAACAACCGGCAGAAATCCTCGTTTGAGTGATCGTAAAGCTATGGCGGCTCGCCGAGCTGCGGACGAAGTGGTTAACACTGCGGCGTTCAACGGTTACAAAAAACTCGGTATTCCTGGGTTTATCAATTTCCCTGGTATCACAAAAGCACTTAACCCTTCGGGTGTTGGCGGAGATAAAATCTCTCAAAAAACTCCGGACGAGATTATCAAAACTTTCTCAGTGCTTTATAATGCGGTTTCGGTTCCTACCAACGGCGTAGAGAAACCAAATACCGTTATTATGCCTCTGGAAATCTACAACATACTCAGACACACTCGTCTAACCGACACCGGTGTTTCTGTACTCTCTTACCTTCGTGAGAACTTCCCAGAAATCACAATGATGGAATGGGCACAGGAGCTCGCGGGAGCTGGAGAGGGTGGAACCGATCGTATGATGATTTACGACCGTAACCCTATGAATGTAGAATTACACTTACCTCTACCTTTCACAGCGTACAGCGCACAGGTACGTAACCTCTCGTGGGTTATCCCTTGTGAAGTACGTACAGGCGGAGTACTTGTTTATTACCCACAATCTGTGGCGTATATGGACGGCGTGTAATCGTTCAGAAACTCGAAAAAGCCTCCTCGAGTCGGGGAGGCTTTTTTCTAAATTAAAATACGACTCAACTTTCAAACGGAGACGAAACAATGGCAAAGCCTACGAAATCAGATTTACAAAGCGAGATACTCGCGATTAATTCCTCGGCTGAGATAGAGGGATTAACAGTCGACCAGCTTAAAGAGCTGCTCGCGAAGATAAAAGACGGAGACGCGGTCCAGGAGGATACGTCCGACGAAATTACAGATATCGAAGACGACGAAATCACAGGAGACGACAACATTATCGACGACGTACTCGACGAAGAGGACGACGAGGGCCCTAGCGAGCCTATGATAATCGTTAAGAGCAAGTATAAAGGCATTGTATACGGTATGCCTATGGGTAACCCTAAAGAACTCAACAGAAGCGCAGAGAGCCGCTCTATGTTCACGCATTTAGGGTATAACGAGGTGATACTTTCAGTATGGGAAGCCATGCGAAAAGAGTGTCTCAAAAACGGCTTCACAGAGCATGGCCGGAAAGTAGACTCTAAAGGCAATGTAACCGCGAAGCAGTTTAACGAGTTCGACCCTAAAGAACAGCTCATAATCGCACGTAACAGTAACGACATTAAAGCGCTCAAACGTTGGAAAACTCTTCCAGGGCTCGACGCTTCTGTTATGTCTGTGGTTACTGAGCGTATCTCGAAGATAGTCAACTGGAAACCGGGAGCGTAATAAATGGCACTCAGCGCGGAACAAATTTTTAACGCGATAGCCCCTGGCTACGCAACGGACCCGGACAAAGATACTTACCTGGCGCTCGCAGAAATGCGTACCAGTACGTGCTCTTTCGGGACTAATTATAATTACGCGGTCGCGCTGCGTGCGGCTCACATGATCGAACTAGCTAAAGGGACGGACCACTCCGGAAGCGGAGGGGCCGGTCCTGTTACCAGTAAGAAAGAGGGCCAGCTCTCTATCTCTTACGGTTCCACAGGCAAGAACGACGACGACAGCGACCTAGGGCTCACTAAATACGGTAGACAGCTCCAGGGGCTTATAAATGGAAATATAGCGGCCGTCGGTGTTACCGGCGGGTGTGACAAAGGGTGTTAAATAAATGGCGGTTAACTTCTTATTAGCAGCAGTAACGAAAGGTTCTCAAAAAGCCGTTGCTAGTGCTGCCCAATTATCGAAGTTAATAGCCCAGGGTGGCTCCTCCGGTATGAAAATGGAGGGTACAGTACGTTTCGAGCGTAAAGACCACGGAGCGAAGCGGATAGCTAAATCGCTCGCACTCCTGGACGGTAGCTCCGTCGAGATCGGCTTTCCAGAGGGAGCACAGTACAAAGGTACAGAACCTCTCCGCCGTATGGGAGTAGCACAGCTCGCTATCGTTCACGAACTCGGCACGCAACGCGAGCCGAAGATACCGGCACGACCGGCTAACCGTATGACGTACGACAATAACCTCGAGATTATCGCCAGACGCAGCAAAGCCCTATATGGTAAAGTGCTGCGCGGTATGCCTGTGGAGAAAGCCCTCGCAGAGCTCGGCGTATGGTATGAGGGTAAACTGAAATTGGGGTACAGAAAAGGGCCTTTTAGACCCTTGGCACGGGCTACGATTGAAGCGCGCAGAAGAAAAGGTCGCGCCAGCTCGGTACCACTACACGACACTAAAGGAATGGTTAACAGTATCACCAGTAAGGTAGTACTTAAACGCCGTCGGGGGTTGTTGCGATAATGGGTTCTTTATTTCCTAAACCGATCACAGGCGAGCGCCTGCAAATATCGTACACCGCTGGTATAGCCCAGATAGACGGCACGGTCCCTATAACTACGCAGGGCAGTATACAGCCTTTCTCCGGAAAAGAAACGGAGGGTTACCCTATTTTGCGTAAGGATAAAGGGCTCATACAAATTTTTTGCGACGACCAGCTCCAGGTTACAAAAAACGGCTCCACAGAGAAAGGCGATATTATCTTTTTCGATGGGGGCCGCTGGGAACTCATACGGGAGTTAACCCGTAACCAGGGAATAATTAACCACTTTCGCTACGTAGCGCAGTACCTAGGGGAGATATAATGCCAGATATTGACGTTAGCCAGATGTATGTCGAAGTGTACAACGTGGTAGCAAATTTATTACCAGGCGTTACCATACGCGGGGGGTACCAGAACGTAGGCGCACCAGTAGGGCGCGACGACCTGGGCAGACCCACGGACACCGTTATCGTAATCGAAGAGATACCAACCTCCAGCAGCCAGGGACGCGCCGACGTATCCGAGTGGGTTGAGGACAGCCCCTCGAGCGTGGGCGGTAGCTCCCAGGCTAAAGAAGATTACGAAGCGATATTTAATATACACCAGGTAGGCGGGCGAGGCGAACTTCTCCAGAAGCTACGCGCCGGCGTTGAACTCGATAGTACTGTGGCCCTTATGAGAACGGCCGGTATAGTGTGCAGACGGGTAAATCAAACCATACCTATGTATAACGAAGTTAACGAGCGCTGGGGGCCGGACTGTATGGCGGAGTTTATCTTCGCCGGCTCTTACAGGCTCACACAACCAGCGAACAAAATAACCGACGTTAAGTACACCCTTAACGAAATTTAGGAGGCCTCATGGCACAGGAATACGACGAAATAGTGGAGGTCCAGGTAGACCAACAAACCACGGCCCTAGCGGAGCCGTCTTTCAGTATCGCGGCGATAGTTGCGTTATTTGACGAGGCGGATATACCGGGCTGGGCAGCAGATCAACGAGCGAAATACTACGCGACAGATTCGGAAATGGGGGACGACGGCTTCCCTGTGGATCATATCGCACGCGTAAAATTCCGCGCACTTGTCGCGCAGAGTCCGCGCAGAGTGGAAAAAGTGCTTATCGGCAGAGAGGACGCTGGCGACACGTCTATCACCGAGACGCTTAACGCTATCGCAGACGAGCAGCCCGAATTTTACGACTTACACTACACCCTCGAGCGAGACGGTATTTTTACTATCGCCCCTGGTGTTTCTCCGGACGCGAGCTACACTTTTACGATTGAGACTGGCGGTCTCACTACCGTAACTACTGCGCCGGTACCTTTCGACACCGACTCGGCTACAACGTACACAGCTTTCAAAGCCGCCATTGAAGCGGCGCTCCCTGGTTCAACAGTTACTACGGACTCGGTAGCGGGTACGCTCGAGATAAACGCAACGGGTAAAAACATTGTAGGCGTTACAATGGAGGTTACCGGCGGAGCTTCTGAGACTACCGTTTTCGATATAGATTTCGAGGCGGGTAACTCTATAGCTATCGATATCGCTTTCGGTTCCGGAAGTGCTGCGGACACCGTACTCCCTACGGTTACCGTACCTTTCAACACCGACAACGCTACAACTTACGGCGACATAGAAACAGCTATCGAGTCGGCTTTAACAGGTTCGGTCGTGACTGTGGACTCTGTGGGATTGAGCGTTAATACGTCTCTGGCTACAGCGGACCGCGTTAGCCTTACGTATGTGGTTACCGGCGGAACTAACCAGGCGGTACCTACTAACACTGCAGTATCGCCAGCGACCGGCACTTTCGCTCCGGTACCGCTATCGACTCCAGAGGATAATAAATTCCGCCAGGCCGGAGACTGGGCTCTCGCTAATGAGCGTATCTACGGCTATGCGGACGACAACTCGAGCGCCCGCTCGTCTCCGTACGACGCCGGGGCCAATCCTCAGCCGTGCCTCGGCGCGTACTTCAAAAGTACGACGAACGAGCGATCGTACGGTATTTTCGATAAAGGTATCGTGGGTAGTGACCTCGACGCAGCATGGGCAGGCGAGAACCTCCCGTACGGTCCAGCTATGGACGGCTCGGCGAACACCTGGAGCTTTAAAGCACCTAAAGGTACCAACATTGCACCGCGCGGTTATAGCACTTCTGAGCGCTCTAATCTCGAAAGTAATGCGTACAATGTTTATGTATCGAAACGCGGTACAAACTTAACGCTATGGAACAGAACAGCGACCGGCGAGCCTATCGAGGCGATCATTAACCGCGACTGGACTGTATACCTTATTCAGCGTAACGTATTTACCCTCCTTTTAAACAAAAGAGCGGTACCGCTAAACGATAACGGTATGTTAACCGTAATCGGTCAAATTAGCGCGGCAATGGACGAGGCGGAAAGTAAAGGCGCTATCGTTCCAGGGTCGACCACTATCACGTATCCACGATTCGACGAGTTACCAGAGGCCGACCGTAACGCCGGTATCTTCTCGGGAATTGTGGTTGAGGCAAAAATCCAGCGAGCGATACAAAAAGTAAAAGTACGCTTCATAATCACAGCTTAATAGGAGGCTCTGAAATATGGCAACTTATGACCCAAAACAGATTAAACAAAGTTTCTTCGGCGTAGAAATAACCGGCTACGCCTCCGGGACTTTTCTATCTATTACGTCAGAGGATGGTTTCGAGAAGGACCGAGGGTCCGACGGAGCTATCGACTACGTAAACAAAAACGTTAACGACCTCGACGTCGTGAATACGCTTAAACAGACGAGCGAAACAAACCTCGCTCTTAATGCTATTCACGAAGCGGACAAAGTGTCTAATACAGGTATCGGCGCGTACATGATGGACGACCTCCAGGGCGACTCCAAAATCATAGCACCGGTGGCGCGTATCATGAAACGTCCGGATATGGTGTTCTCGGATTCTATGGAGTCTCGAGAGTGGAATATCGGAACGGGTCCAGCCGTTTTTATTTGCGGCGGTAACGTATAACCCTTTAACTTTTGAACACAGGAGGAAACGTGTTAAAAAGAGAAATAGACGGTATCAATTTTAAAGTGGCGAAGCTCGATGTCTTTAAGGCTAACGAGCTAGACCGCCAAATACAGGAATTAATACCCACAATTTTGGACGGTATCGAGGCCATGGCAGACGGAAAAGATAACTTTCTCGACGCCGACCTCTCCGCCATTGCTGGAGTGCTGCGTAAAATTTTCGAGGCTATGACCCCGGACATTTTCGAGACTTTCTGCGTAGAAATGCTCCAATGTACCAAAGTGGTACAGGGAGACAACGAGCTCCCGCTATCTTCTCGAGACGTGATAGCGAATGTAGGCCTTAAAGTAACAGGGCTGTATAAGCTGCTTTTCGCGGTTATGGAGGAAAACGGTTTTATCCCTTTCGACCTTCTGGCCTCTGGAAACCAAATCGAGAAAATTCTCTCCTCGTTAGGGGTCAGCAAGATAACGAGGAACGAGAAAAGCGGATCGGAAGAGTAGGAGAACTCGACCCGCTTCTGGAAGGTAACGGCGTCCTATGGCGCCTTATATTATCTCCGGAGGGCCCCAGCTTTAACGAATTAAAAGAGCCTGGCGTCTGGGACCTGTACAAGGTATACGAGCTTAACGCTCTGCTCGATATGCGGGACGACTTGACGACCGCAGCCGAACAGAAAGCCCGAGACGATGCCAATAAACCGGAAAAGGACCTATAATGGATATTCGCTCGTTAATTACCCGACTCGGCTATAAGGTTGACACCAGAGGCTTAAATCAAGGCGAGAAAGCCGTGGGCAGATATGCCAGGAATGTAAAGCGTTTAGCCCTGGGGGCTATCGCAGCAGTAGGCGGCGCCGTCGTCGGGATCGGTGCCGCCTCTATTAAATCCGCCGCAGAAATGGAAAGTATAAACGCTGCTTTCGAGGTGATGCTCGGTAACGCCGAGGACGCTAAAAAGCTCGTGGCGGAGCTTACCGATATGTCGGATTTCACACCCTTTCAGGCGCTAGACCTCGCGAATGCGAGCCGTATGTTATTGAATTTCGGTATAGCCTCTAAAGACTTAATGGGCACGTTACGTATGCTCGGAGACGTTGCGGGCAGTGACCGAAACAAATTAATGTCACTGGCCCGAGCCTTCGGTCAGCTCTCGAGTGCTGGAAAAGCGAACCTAGAAGATATTAACCAAATGATAGACGCGGGTTTCAACCCGTTACAGGTTATCGCCGAAAAGACCGGCGAGTCTATGGGAGCGCTACGCGATAGGGTCAGTAAGGGCAAAGTCTCCGTACAGGAAATAGCTCGGGCGTTCAAAATAGCGACCTCGGAGGGTGGCCGGTTCTTTAACAATATGCAAAAGCAGAGCGAAACGCTAGGCGGTATCTGGTCGACTTTATGGGGGATGGTTACCAGGGTCCGTATAATGATCGGGGAGAAACTCTCGCCGACTATTAAGGCGTTTCTAACCGATGCCATAAACGGTATACGGGACCGGTTAATCCCAGCAATGAAAGCATGGTTCGATACGCTCGAGCCGCTCGTATGGATGTACGAGGACCTTAAAACGATTTTAAAGGCGTTACCTGGTTTTGTCCAGGCTATAGGCGAGGCTTTCGGCCCAGAAATAGAGCTCATGAAAGAGTTAACGAGCTCTGTACTTGACCTGTGGCTGAGTGTGGCCGATGCCATATACACGGCCGTTGGTGCCGTTATAACCCTGGACGATAGCCTCTCGGCGGTCGGCTGGGTAGTCGATAAAATAGGTATGATAATCCGGGGCTGGGTGGGTATGATAAAAATCGCTACCGCAGGCTTTCGTATGTTATCGGCCTATATCAAAGGTGAGGAGGGCCTGGTCGCCCAGATAGACGTAAAACTTAAAGAGGACCTCGCGGACTTATTCAAAGAAGATATAGTCGGCGAGAGAAAGGCCGCAGGGGAGCGTATAAACGAATTACGCGAGACCCTGGGTAAGGGGTTCTCTAACCTTAACCAAACGCTCGCAGCGCAGCGGAAAGTACGTATACAGAACGTTAAAATAGACGTCAAACAGACCAACAAGATAAACGCGCCGGCAGCGAAGGACGGGACCACGGGTTTAAGCGCCCAAGGTCTCGACGCCTCCCTCAGAAAAGCGCAGACGGCTTTATGGGCGTCGCAGTTAAACAAATTAACCACAGCAGCTATAGGGAGTTAATATGCCTTTCAGTGTAGGGGGTCTCGTAACGGGCCCGATAACCCGGGCGCTTTTGGTCCTAAACCCTTTCCGATACGGTATCGAGCAGACCGGCGGGGACGGATTTTTTAAACCCTCGTTTCTCTTCGACCTGGCTATCTCAGAGAGTTTTAACCAGGAGGCGGAGGTAACCGAGTACGCCATACAGAATGGGTCGGACATAACCGACCATATACATTTTAATTTGGGCGAGGGGAACTTTACCGGTAAGGTCTCTAACCATTCTATTTATGCGCCGCCGATATTGGACCCCACAGGGTTAATACAGTCGGACCGGTTTAAAACGGCGCTGGACGAGCTGGAGCGAATTTACAGAGCTGGCGAACTCGTAACGGTCTACAGCGTTATGCGTAAATACGAAAACGTGCTTATTAAAAGCCTCGATTACGAGCGGGACTCTGAAAGCGGCCAGGCCCAGGAATTTAATATAAGTTTTAAAGAGACACGAATTATAAGCCCCGCGGAGGGTATACTCCGCTCGAGCGTCGACGTACCTATGACGACTCCGGACAACCGGCAGGGGGCCCCCAAATTGAACCTAGGGTCGATATAATGAAAAGAATTGTAACCCGGACGGACATATCCGCGAACGTAACCCAGAAAGTAACCTTTGAGGAGCGCCTCCTAACTTTAACGATATTATGGGACGAGCCGGCGGGCTCTTTCTTCCTGAATATCGAGGACGGCCTGGGCGGAAGTATACAGGGTATACGTATGGTGGAGGACTATCTCCTCCTCGAGAATAACAAAGCGTTTATTGATTTCTCCGGGGATATCCTGGTTATCAAAGACGACGGCACCGTGGGCCCGGAGCTCACGTACGATAATTTCGGAAATGGCTGGAACCCGTATTTAGTTACGGCGGAAGAGGCCGACGAATGGAGGGCCGCGAATGGCTTTTAAGAAGGACGTACGACTCGTGGTCGCTGCTCCAGGAGAGACCGAGGGGCTCGTTATTTCAGACCTCGACCTCGAGTTTAATGTCATTCGATCGACCACGGTTTCGGAGAACCTGGCCGAGTTCACGGTCTACGGAGCCAACGAGAGCACACGTAACGATATCCTGGTACAAAACGCCGGCCTCGAGTTTTACGCCGGTTACAAGGACAGCGGAGGCGCTGGGCTCATCTTTCGCGGAAATGTAATAGAAGCGGTACCGGAAAAAATGCCCGCTACCTGGGCCATGAAAATAAAAGCCTCGAACGTAAAGCGGGGCACCCTCAACAGTACGCCGGTGGTACTTACGTACGCTCCAGATTCCAGGCTCGCCGATGTTATAAACGACCTGGCGGCGCTGCTTAATATGGTGGTGTACGGCCTGGAGAACATAGCAGGGATTACATTACCTAATGGCCTGGCCGAGTGCACAACGGCCCGGAACGCCCTAAACCACGTCGACGAGATACTCAAGTTTAACAAAAAAGGTATTTACCGCGACAACGACGAAATAGTTATATTTAATCAAGGTGAGGCCTCTTTTTTCGATATCGTAAATATGAATTACGAAACGGGCCTTATAAAGTTGGCTGAGTACAAAGAGAACGAGGAAAAGAAGCGCTCGAAGACGGGCTCCGATGCCAGGGACAAGACGCTCCAGGTAGATTTTACAACCCTCTTACTCCCGCAGATTCGGCCCAATGGAATTATAAAGTTTTCCGGGGTTAACGATACCCTGGACGGAAACTACGCCCCGACCGTCGTACAATACGTAGGCGACAACAGGGACGGCGCTTTTAACTGCGTAGGCCG